CACTTATCCACAGGGGTATATTAATAGATGTTACATGGACACTAATCGCACAGTTCATTACTGGAGCAATAGCATTCTATTTACGCTTTAGAGAACAATGGAAGCTAAGAGAACAGATAAAAGGACAGTTTGGTACTTATATATCGCCTGATATGGTAGATATGATTGTAAAAGACCCTTCATTGATGAAGTTAGGTGGAGATAGAAAAGAAATGACGTTTATGTTTGCAGATATTGTAGGTTTTACGCCTATATCAGAAGCCTACATGAAAAATGATGACCCTGAAGGCTTAGTAGAACTGATTAATTTGTTTTTAGATTGCATGACTAAGGTAATTCTTAAAAATGGTGGAACTATTGATAAGTATATGGGCGATTGTATTATGGCTTTTTGGAACGCACCCTTGCCTTGTGATAATCATGCTGAAATGGGTGTAAAAACTGCTATAGAAATAGAATTACTTACAGAACAGCTTAATTTACAACTAAAAGAAGATGGTTATGATTTACCACCAGTCGTTATAGGAACTGGAGTAAACACTGGAACTTGTATTGTAGGTAATATGGGTTCTGAACTTAGATTTGATTATTCTGTTGTTGGTGATGCAGTGAATCTTGGTGCTAGATTAGAAGTACAAACAAGAACTTATGACACGCCAATACTTATATCTGAATATACTTACAATGAAGCAAACACAGCTTGTCAGCGTATTGATGAAATTAAGGTAAAAGGTAAAGAAGAACCTGTAGTAATATATGCTCCTTTTATAAAAGAAGAAATCAGAAAATTGTATAAAAGGTAATATCCATATAGAATCCTACTATGGGATTCAAGTTATCAATAATACTAGGTGGTTTATTGTTAGTCTCAATATCAGGTAGTGCTTGGTATATTGATAGACTTCAAGACAACATATCAACACTCAAAGGCAATCAAATAGCCTTAGAAAAATCTATAGCAGAACAAAATGCATCTATAAAAACTTACCTTGCGAATCAGGAACAGGCACAAAAGCAAATACAAGCAATAGAAAAAGAAAAACAGGAAGCAGTAAAAGAAGTAAACAAATTAAGAACAACCTTTGCAAAACATGATTTAGATAATTTAGCATTGAAGAAACCTAAGTTAATAGAAAACATTGTGAACAAGGGTACAAAAAAAGTCAAAGAAGAAATAATAGCCTTAACAGACCCAAATCAGTTTGATGAATAGTTTAAAATTAATAAGCAACACAATCATACTAATAGTCTTGGCTAATTGTTCTATGCTACCTACAACTAAACCTGTAGAGGTAGTAACGATTGCAGAGCCAGTTCCAATGTACCATCCTCCTCTCCCCTATGAGGTGGCACTTACAGATATAGACTGGGTAATATTAACTCCTGAATTAATGAAAGATTATCTAGTAGATTATGAAAATGGCTCTGCACCTGCTGTTGCATACTACTCTTTAACTAGCAAAGAATATGAAAACTTGTCTATGAATATGGCAGAAATCAAACGATATTTAAGAGATACATTATCAATCGTGAAGTTTTATAGAGACTATGACAAAAAAGATAATCCTGAAGAAAAGGTGTCAGACACTAAATAATTTGATACCATTTAGATTCATTCATTATAGGAGATAATATTATGATGGGAATGATAGGAGAATGGTTAGGTATAGTTACTGGTGTTGTTTGTGCAGCATCAATAGTATGTGCCTTAACGCCATCACCAAAAGATGATGCCATGATCGGAAAGCTCTATAAAATATTAGAGATGTTGGCATTGAATATTGGCAAAGCTAAGAAGTAATTAGCTATGTCTAAATCAGTCACGCCATTTGTATACAACGCTATACTGGAAAGGGTAATAGATGGAGACACCATAGATGTGACTCTTGATTTAGGCTTTGATGTCAAACTACACAAACAAAGAGTAAGACTTGCAGGTATAGATACACCTGAAAGTAGAACTAGAAATTTACAAGAAAAAGCACTAGGACTTAGAGCAAAAGATAGACTTAAAGAACTATGCGTAGGTGCTTTTAAAATACAATCACTTGGCAAAGGCAAGTATGGAAGAATCTTAGGCATACCTTATGATGAAAATAATGAAGACATTTGTGCAATGCTTATTAAAGAAGGACACGCAGTTGAATACTGGGGTGGCACTAAAACAGCCAAAGTCCGAGAGAATGGAACATGGGGAGAATAATATGAAAATATCACAAGAAGGTTTATCACTAATTAAGAAGTTTGAAGGGTGTAAATTAGAAAGCTATTTATGTGCTGCAGGTGTACCCACCATTGGATATGGCTCAACAAAAGGCATAGAAATGGAAATGACTATTTCACAAGAACGTGCAGAAGAATTATTGCTAGAAGATATAGAAGTTTTTGAAACAGAAGTAAATAAAGCTGTAACAGTACCTCTACATCAACATCAGTATGATGCATTAATCTCATGGACATTTAATCTTGGTGGTGCAAACCTAAATGCTTCAACCATGCTTAAAGTTCTTAACAGTGGTGCATATGAAGATGTGCCACATCAAATGAAAAGATGGAACAAAGCAGGTGGTAAAGTTTTAGAAGGACTAACAAGACGAAGATTAGCTGAAGCATTACTATTTGAAGGTAATGACTGGGAGCATGTTTAAATCAAGATATGAGCCTATGCTCTATTTTGCAGTTGCAATAATAATTATATACATAATAAATATATGGCTTTAAGTAAAACACAGACAAAACGACTAGGTGGTATTCTTACACTGATGTTTGGGGATGATATACCAAGCGATTTATTAACTAGTCTTATTACAGATGGATATATTAAAGTTAATGGTCAAAAGTATGACCTTACTGAAAAAGGTTTAGATGAAAAGAATCGTCTATGTACTTTAGCAGGTCTTAATATTATGTATTCAAGCGAGAAAAAATCTAGTTAATAGAGTTTTCATATCTAGACTTTTCAAGACTAGCCTTTTCATAAAGTTCAATTAAGTCTGCAAATATCTTCATGCTGTCATCTGTATCTAAGTTTTTAAGCATATATTCAAGTCTATTATTATCTTTATGATTAAGTTCTTTGTTTTTTTTCAAAAACCTCAAAGACTTTTTGATAAATTCAATATCTGCTTTACTAAATGTTTTTAAGTGAATCATATCTAATTAACAAACACCTTTTCTTCTAATTTCTTATATCCCCACATTTTTCTAAATGTAAGTTCTGCATCATCAAAATTAAGTTTGCCTTCTTTATACATTTCTCTTTCCATGCAGTTAGCTACATACCATCTATCAAAGTTCACGCTATAAGGTGCGTGGTCATCATATAAAAATTCATTCATCTTTACCCCCTTTTTTATTTAAAATTTCACTAAGTCTAAGTAGTAAAATTTTGTGCTGTTCATAATTTAGCACTGATTTATCATGCATTTCAACTATTTGTCTATGAACATCTATTGCCATTTTATGTATATACAATTTATGATTAATTGGTTTTTTTCTATAATCATCTAAATTTACTACTTTACTCATTATCTTTTTTATCCTCTACCATGTTGTTGTGCATGTTTATCCAGTCTATATCTTCTTCAACTATTTTCTTATCAGATAAATAAAATAACATTGCAGATGTTTCTCTCCACTTTCTATCAAGAAAGTTATCTAATTTTTTAAGTAGTTGTATCACTGGTTTCTCCTTTGTTGATTTCTATTTTTGTAAACATACCGAACTCATTTTGTATGCGTTGCTTTGCAATATTAATATATTCAGGATTAAGTTCTAGCATGATTGAATCACGATTATTGCCTTCTGCTAGTATTCCTGTTGTTGCACTGCCACCAAAAGGGTCTAAGACAACCCCACGTTTAGTTTTATTTGTATCACAATCGCATTGCTTTTCTAATCCTAAATCTGATGTTTTTGTATAACCTGCATCAGCTTTACCATTAATATCTTTATAACTGCCTTCATATTTATTTGGTCTGTATCTAACATCACTTACAGGCAATTCGTTTCTTAAAACTCTTTTAGAAATAACTTTTCTAATATATGGTTGATTACATATAATACATACTTTTTCAGGGCATCCTGCTAATACACATGGCTTAATTAAATCCATCGGAAATGTTGCAAAGTGTGCATCTTTAAATGGTTTAGTTGTTACTGTCCAAACAGAACGCTTGTTTTTCTTTTCATCTATAGTAACGAACGATTGTTGTGCTAGATTATCAGCACCTTCAGTTCTCTTACCTTCATATCTAATATTACCTTTATCACTTCTACTGTCTTTACCATAATATTTTGAATCTTCTTTAATCGCTTCATTGTCATAATAATACTTGGAACTTTTTGTTAATAAGAAAATATACTCATGTGCTTTAGTGCAACGATCTGTAACACTTTCAGGCATGGGATTTGGTTTGTGCCAAATAATATCCTGTCTCAAATACCAACCATCCTGTTGTAAAGCAAATGCTACTCTCCAAGGTATGCCAACCAAGTCTTTATTTTTTAAACCTTGACCAGTCTTATTGAATACACCCTCTCTTTCAGTTCCATATCCTGCTCTACCATTATTAGATGCTCTTGAATTATTACCTGCATAGCTATCTCCAAGATTAAGCCATACTGTGCCATCATCTCTAAGAACTCTTTTAATTTCGCTAAACAATGTGACTAAATTTTGTACAAACTCTTCAGGACTTTCCTCTAATCCAAGTTGTGCATCTTCATCATAATCACGCAAACCCCAATAAGGTGGACTGGTAACGCAAGTATTAATACTCTTATCTTCAAGAGATTTTACTGTTTGTAGACAGTCACCTTGTATTATTTTAATCACTACCCTATTGCTCCTTGTCTATAGTCATCAGCTTGTTCTTCTTCCTTAAGCCTAATATATCCATGTAGGACACTCTCAGGAGTCTCTCCTAGCGTTTTATTAAACAGCCTACGCCTTTCTATTATGTTAAGTAATTCATTCTTAGAACGCATATACTCCCATACTTCCATTTCGCCTAGTTCATCATTTAATTCTTGTACTTGTTCTTTGTTATAAAACATTATGAGACCCCTTGTGATTGTTTCTTAGCAACTCTGTAATTATCACTAGATATTATTTTAGTTTGAAATCCTTGTTTCTTGAATTTCATGCACTGGTCATCAATCATTCCATATTCATTAGAACGCATCCTTTGAAACCAATCTTTGTCAGTTGGTTTCTTGATATATAGATGAAATGTTTTAGCGTTTTGATTGCCTACTATCTTATTCATTATGCTACCCTCACTTTTTTTAAGCCTTCTTCTTTTGCAACTTCAGGAAACTTTACCCATAAAGTTTTGGCTATTTCTTTTTGAAATTCTTTCATAATCTTAGTTCCTGTACGACCTGCTAAAGTGCGTACTGTAAAAGATTTATGAAGTATAGATATAAGCTCTTGACTGTTTTTTGTATCTAAGTCAATAGAATCTATTTTTGTTTTTAAGTCTGTTTTATTTATCATTTTATTTTTCCTTACTCTGTGAGTATCAATTTATTATGTCCCTATTGTAATCCCAAATTGGAATATGTGCAAGTCTTTTTAGAACGGTAAATCATCTTCTGTATCTTCATCAATCCAGTTCTGATTGCCTTCACATAATTGCTTGGCATATTCTTGACCTGCTGTTTTCCTAAAACCATAGTGTTCAAAAAACTTAAACTCATTCCCAAACTTTGTATGTAATTGTGCATGATGAAAAACACACAAAGGTATAACTTGGTCATCACCTGCTTTTAAAGACCACCCACGCTTTCCATCACTAGGCTTTAATAAATGGTGTGCTTGTATAGAACCATTGCAGGACAAGAATCCTGACCTACTTATAAAGCAAGGCAGGGTTCTTACCCACATGAGATGTTTCTGATTTACAAGTCTTTTAGACATTTAGAAAGGCAAACCGTCATCTACAACTTCTTCAGGAAATGGTGAATCAGACTCTTCTTTTTTAATCGCATCAACCAGTCCACATGATAAGGTTTTAGTTCCTGCTTCTTCATTAACATTGACCCAACCACCAAACTTTTGACTTACTGTTTGACCATTCCCAAGATCTACTGTTACTGGTCCTCCAATGTTAGGTGCTTTTTCGTTAGCATTACCATCTTTTAAATATAGCAGACCTACTGATTGTACTAACTCATACTTATCATTAGGATTACCATATTTATCTTTCATAGTTGTTTTTAAAATACTGTAGTATTTATCTACGCCTTTTTCGTTTTCATCATAAGGGTCTTTCTTATGATGTATAGAACCCTTCCAAATAACCTTAGAGTTGTTCTCTTTCCACATAGTTCCCTTTCTATCTTTTTTTACATATTCTGTCATTCTATTCTCCTTTTAAAATTAATTTATATTCGTAGCCTTTGCTGTTAAACATTCTTCTTTTCAATATGACTTCACCATATTTAGGCAGCTCATATGCTTCCCTACAATGTTCCTTACGCATGTTTCTAATAGATGCACTTATTGTTGGTTCTCCATATTTTTTATTCACAGTGCCTAAGATTCTTTCTGATATAGACCAAAAGTTCATCCACTCACCTCTAGCGTTGGCGTTCCTTAATACAAGGAACACACAATCGTCTAAGGTTAGTTTGCTTTTGGGTTTGCCTTGCAGTGCCATTGGAAGTTCCATTATTCACCCTCGTATAAGCTAATTAGCTTTTCTATTCTTGCATGGTTCTTGTCACCCATGTTTGTAGATTCTAAAGCTACTAAAACATTGTCTCTATTAGATGCATAAGCCTTCTTATGTAGCACATTGGTTGGGTCTCCTAAGTTAGATGCCAAGATTAATAAATAATCTTCTATATTGTCTGCATCTATTGTTTCTCCACCAGTCTTTTCAAATTTAAACTTTGCTTTTTTTACTGGGATAACCTTTGCTTCTGCTTCATCAACTTTGCTATCAGGCAACTCTTCTCCTGCATATATGTAATGACCTAGTCCAAACATAGCCATACATTTAACTAAACATCTCATTCTTGTATCTGATACCTGTCTTGATGTTGGGTTAGCTATTGAATTGTTTTTATAATCCATAACAGGCAGGAACATACTTCTTTCTAAATTGCCTATTGTGAGTGTGCAATTTGTCATAACAGTTCCATTAGAGCTTGTAGCTTCTTCATCAAACTTGTATGTAGCAAAGGGATAATGCTCCATAAGAGTTCCCCATGCCCATGCCCAAGATAGATAAGTTAGATTCATCTTCTTTTCTGCTCTTTCATTTACATTTACATTAGATAGTGTGTTCCACACTTGTCCAAAAGTTAGTTCATATTTCATTTTATTCTCCATAGTTCTTTAGCAACTGCTCTATCAGAATCAGACCACATCCAATTGGAAAAGTCAGGATAGAACTTATCTACCAAAGAATTAATATCATTATCTTGTAAAAGGTTCATCATTGCTGATGCGACCCTGTACACCTCATTCAACCTCATGTCTATATCATCTACCTCTAAGGTTATAACCTCTGCTTTCGTTTTGGTTACATAAAGGTAATCGGCATAGGCACGATTCTTTTCTAATGCAGTAGCATAAATTGCTATCTGCCTTTGAACTGGGGGAAGTAATGTTAATGGTTTTTTTGCAGTGGTCTTAATATCCCTGATGCAATCCTTATACTCCATATCAACAAAACCTATTATTGGTATAGGCAAGTCATCAAATTTTAATTCAACTCTCTCCTGATAGCTTACAGGCTCACCTAACTTCTCATAAAAAGGTAATCCTATCTCTAAGTACCTTTCTAAGTTGTTATATTCTGTATCTGCTTTTTCTTTATCAAATTCATTTCCTTGTTTCTTTTCGTAGTTCATTATCTTCTTGAACTCTTTTTGTGCTTCTGCAACTGAAGTCTTATTA